ATATGACGATTGGAAACAAGATCAGAACGGTCAAGATACTGAATTGGGTAGTGGTGGTATATGTCACTTGATAGCTGACGATTTAATCGGTGTTTTGTATAGACATAAGATTGAGAATGTTCAAAGTGTGTGCAGCAATTATGAACAACATGTTTATATTGTTGGTCAGTTTAAGGAAGGTGTGTATGAAATCGATATACCTTATAATGTTTATGAAACGGGTGGTGGATATTCATGGAAGAAAATACCAGATGTTGAATTTAATAGAAACGACATAGTTATCAATAGATTAAGCAGTGATCCGAGTGAGTATAACAATTATGTCGAGACCATATAAAGAGTCGGTTTTGGGTAACAATCAATACCTTCGTACATTTTTAGAAGACGTTGATGATCATGAATTAGAGTGGCATAAAGACCGAGAAGATCGTATAGTTGAGGTTATAGAGAACCACGGATGGGAGTTTCAGATGGATAATGAACTCCCAGTGTATCTTGAAAATACATTATTTATACCCAAAGAAACATATCATAGAGTGATTAAAGGCAATGGTCAATTAATAGTGAAGATAACTAAACTCATATGATATTTATATCTTAATGAGTGCAAATTTGGATCAAGATAGGGTAAGATGGCCTGGTAGTGGTAGTGCTGTACCCGGACGAACACCATTTGGATTTTACGACACGGACGCTCGTTTTGTGGCCGATTGCAGTAGCAGTGCGGTCTGGGCAGCGATCCGTTTGGGTTATCCCATCGAAGACATCGAAATGATCGACGTGAACTTTTATGCAGCATTTGAAGAAGCTGTGACTGAGTATGGTTCACAAATCAATCAGTTCAATATTCGTAACAATTTGTTGTCATTGATTGGACAATCCACATCAACCGTGGTAAATGGACGTTCTATGACGGGTGATCCATTGCCATATGTGATTAAGTTGTCAAAGGGATATGGTAGTGAAGTTGGTGTGGGTGGTAATGTTGATTGGAAGAAAGGTAGTATTGACGTAATTACCGGTCAACAAACATACGATTTGCAGTCATTGTATGAACAAGCATCTGGATCTGGAAATCGTATCGAAGTGAAACGTATTTTCCATAATGGTCCTCCAGCATTTGCTCGTATATATGATCCATTTAGCATGACTGGTATGTCATACAGTAACGTGTTGAATGAAATGGGTTTTGCTGGATATAGTCCTGCCGTTCAATTTTTGATGACACCGATCTTTGAAGATTTGCTTCGTGGTCAAGCAATTGAATTCAATGATATGGTTCGTAAGAGCAGTTATAGTTTTGAAATTGTGAACAACAAACTGAAGTTGTTTCCTATTCCTACTAGCAACTACAAAGTATATTTTGAGTATGCGTTGGAAAATGATAGAAATGCAAATCTATATTACACTGGTTCGTCTAATACACCATCTGGTAGCATACCCGATCAAATTTCTGACTTTAGTAATGTACCATATGAAGATGTGGTATATAGAAAAATTAATTCTCCGGGTAGACAATGGATACGTAAGTATTACTTGGCATTGTGTAAAGAAATGTTGGGTGCTATTCGTCAAAAGTATAGTACCATTCCGATTCCGGGTGGTGAAGTTACTTTGGATGGTGCCGAACTACGTAGTGAAGCAAATACTGAAAAAGAAGCACTCATGACACAACTACGTGACATGTTGGAAGCGTCATTGCCTTCAAAGTTGATTGAAGAACAAGCAATGAAAGCTGAAAAGAGTACTGAGATTTTGAAAAAAGTTCCACTCATGATTTATATTGGATGATATTATGGCATCACTAAGAGGAAGATATTTTAGCGCTCGTGACATCAATTTTATTAATTCCATTAATGCAGAATTGATGGGAGATATTATTGAAACGTTGGTGACTGTTTTTAAGATTGCCGCATCTGAGACTAAGGTCAACATGTATGGAGAAAGTGCTCCATCTGAGGGCAAGACTTTTTATCCCGGTATTGATATAAGTTGTTTTGGGTGGACAAGATACCAAGAGTCACAGTTTTATTTGCAATACTCACTATAGCAGATTGAGTAAACTAAACATTTTTGAGAGACAGGTATAACGTATGGCATGGAAAGGAAATTCGGATAATCCAGCTCCAAACTACAGAAACAAAGACAACAATGTTGCTGAAGTTAAAGCTACCATCAATCGTGCAACGCAAATTCGTAGAGATCAAGACTCGTTCAAGAACTTTACGATCACGTTGCTTGATATTGATAGCGCCATATTTGAATATATGGATAAAGTCATCAATTTGACTGTGGAAGACAATGGTGAAAATGTAAAAGTACCATTGTTTTATGGCAGTCCAGAACGTTGGAAATCTATTCAAACTGATGGTGGAATACGTGATAATCAAGGTAAACTTCAATTGCCTGCTATCATGTTTAAGAGAAACACTGTTGCTAAGAATCCAAACTTAACAACTTTGAATCGTCATTTGGACATTCAGGTTGTGAAGAAGTTTGATGAAAAAAACAAGTATGACAGATTTTCTTTGTTGACTAGTGCTAGTGCTCCTGTTGCACAGATTTTGAATGTCACAATGCCTGACCACGTAACATTGACATATGAGTTTATGATGTGGACTGAGTATGTGGAACAAATGAACACGTTGATTGAAAAGATCAACTTTGCAGCTGAAGAATATTGGGGCGATCCAAAACGGTTCAAGTTCAGAGTTTACATAACCGATTATACCAACACCACCGAAGTGAATTCGGGCAAAGACAGAATGGTCAGAACAACGTTCAACATGACTGTTCAAGCATATCTATTGCCTGATTCGTTTGAGAACAAGAAACTTACCACAACTAAAACTCTTACTCAACGTAGAATTGTGGTTACAAACGAAATTGTTTCTGCTAAACAAATGGCCGAAGTGGAGAAGGATATTAGAGCCAACTCTTACAAGAAACCAATTCCATATCACTATGTTAATCCGATGGTGGAAGATGGTACGATTCTCGAAACACCAACAATTAGTAGTTGGGATCAAGATTTGACTGCACAAGAAACAGAAGCAGTATTTCAGTCGTATGCTGGTCTTGCTCCGTCAGACAACACATCAACTGGAACCAGTAATATTTGGCATACACCACCAACTTCACCCAATGATTATGGTCAAGAAGGTTGGATGGCATATGACGATAATTTCCATTACATTTATGTAAATGGTAGATGGTTACGTCAACCACTTGGCAATTTCGAAATTTGATACAGTTTTATAAAATATCAGTCTATTTATACATAGATTCATAGTATATGGCAACGCTCAATTCATATTCAATCATTTTAAGTCAACGTGATGCGGCAAATACAACCTTTGAAGAAAAGTTGTTGTCGGGTTCACGATTGATTATCCAAACAGATGCAACCGGAAACGTAGTTGCATCAGGTTCAATTGATGCAGCACCAATTGGACAAAACATTGCAGCAGCTGGTAGTTTTACCACGTTGACTGCTAGTGGATTGTCTACGTTGCAAGCTCTTAGTGCGTCTGCTACTAATTTGAGCGACAACTTGACACTTGCTGGTGCAAATCCAAATTTGACATCCACCAGTGGTGGTAATTTGACAGTTTCTACAACTGGAAATTCGTCAGTATTTGTTAACAATGTTCAATTTAGTGGTAGTGGTGTTGTTATTCCGGGCAACTTGACGGTTCAAGGTGCGATGACCTATATCAGTTCGAGCGTTGTTGATATTGGTGACAATCGTATTCGTTTGAACGTATTGACTCCGGGTCAACGTTATGGTGGATTGGATGTGGTTGACAGTGGAAGTTTGAATCAAGCAACTGCTTCTTTGTTGTGGGATAGTCTGGGTGATTATTGGTTCTTGACTGATGCTAATAATCCACTTGTATCCAACAAAGTGATGGGTGGTCCTACGGGATCATTGGGTTCTGAAAACAACTTGACCTATGGATATTTGCCACGTGCTCAAACTGGTGATACTCTTGAAAACTCGTTGTTGGTTGAAAATGGATATGTACTCAATTACAACAGTGGTCAATTTGTAGTAACCGCATCTAATGGTAATACAAGTATTGGTGGAACATTAAATGTTGTTGGATTGACTACATTGGGTCAAGTGTCCGGAAGTAGTATTTCGGCACAAACCGGTAGTTTTGCTAATTTGGTAATTGGTACATCAACATTCACTAATATTACGGTAACCAATCTTTCCACATTGAATAATGTTAGTGCAAGTAACGTGGATGTTACTGGTACATTGAGTGTTGATGGATTGACAACATTGGGCACTTTCAGTGGTAGCAATGCATACCTCAGTGGAATATTGAGTGCTTACAGTGCAAGTATTACGAATCTTCAAATTGGAGGTACTGCACCAAGTACGACAAATGATAGTGGTATTGGTGGATCGATTAGATATGACAACGATTTTGCTTACATTTATACAAATGGTAAGTGGAAACGTACACCGTTGGCCATTTTCTAATTGAATGGTAAATAATGTATAAAAGACGCCCGAGATGTAAATCTTGGGCGTTTTAGTTTATATCGGATGTAATTATATTAAGTTGATATTTATTAGGTATGCCAAGTCCATATGATCAATATGATCTGATACTGACTCAGAGAAATTCAAGCGATACGCATTTCAATGAAGTTAGAGTCGCTGACGTTCCCAACACTGTTCTTAGCTTTGACGAAAGTTCCATAATTCGTACTTTAGCGTATTCTCAAAATGATGATTCTGGCAGTCTAATTCAGAGAGATAGTTCAGGTGATGCTGCAATCGGTAGCAGATTGTATTTTACAGACGCTTCTGCTAATAATGGTACTACGGCATTGATTGGACTAAATGCGTCAACTGCCCGTGATTTTGCGATCTACGATTATGCAGCTGGTGGTGGATATTTGTTGAACATTAATAGTGGATCAAAAGACGTTGAAATTTATGGTGGTTTAATTCAAAGTGGAAGTACTCGTATTGATTCTGATGGCAATGGTTATTTCAACAATATTAGTGCATCCAATATATCCGCATCACTTTTAACAATTGTTGGAACTCAAGTCATAGATGGTTATTTGCAATTAAATCCTGTTGTCGCAAATATTCCAAACAATTTCACTAGTTCATACATGTATGTTAGTGGAAGTACCAACGATTTGTACTTCACGCAAAACAGTGGAAATTATTTAAATACAGTTCGTCTTCGTTGGTTGGAAGGTACTTTATCCACAGGCTTGTTGCACGGAGGTGTGTTATCATCAACCCCCGGATCCACAACATTTGGCGTTACAGAGGGTGAAGGATTGATTGTTACGATGAACGCTAGTAC